GATGATGTCACTGATATAGGATACGATGAATACGATATTTATTGGACAGAATGGGAGGATTAATTTCCTCCCAAGAATTTATTATTAAATTAGAGGGGCAACCCTCTGTCAGTTACAAATCAAATTTATTATTATGAAAACTACAAATGAAATTCAAAAGCAACTTGAAAGAAAGTCTGATGACTATTTAGAAGCGAAAGCAGAAGAGATAGTAAAAATCATCAAAGACATTCAAGAAGAGTGTAATGGTAGAGGAATGAATTACGATTACATTACAAATTGGAGTGAATGGTGCAATACTGCTGGACACGATGATGATAAACGAAATACTTTAAAAAGGTTTATCGAATGGAGTGGTCTTAAGCATAAGTTACACAGAGAACTTCAAATGAACTTCAAGGAAAAATTAGTTAGTAAACACACTAAAGAATTACTTTCCAAGTTAGAGATGTTCTAATAAATAAGAGGGGTGGTGAAGCCATCCCTCTTTATTACTAAATTATTTTGTCAGTTACAAATTTAAAAACTACAATTATGAAAGAATTAAAGAGAGATGAGATGATGCAATGGATATTGGATGTATTGACTCAAGAGAACAATGACAGAATATTCGTTGGAACATCTGAAGATTTCAATGGCTCTGAAGGAGGTATACACTTGTGTGGAGAATCTATGGATGAGTACAAGGGTGAGGTGATCTACGATTACTACTCTGAAGACTATGTGAATAGAGAATTTGGGGTACTCAATAAGTGGGAGAAAGAACTTAAGAAGAGAGGGTGGTACTCTGAATGGTACGATGCTGGTACAATAAGTTTGTACACAATTTAGAAGGAGGGCATCTATAGTAACTAAACTACATTTCCCATTATGTCAAAGAATAATTTGGATATAAACAAATTATACTATATATTTGCACAAGATATGAAAATAAGGTGTGTAATGAGTGGCGTATGCCGTACACACTTAATAAGAGAGAAATCATTTGCGATACCAATCTCTTACCTTATTTCCTAAAACAAGTGAGAGTCGTAAATAGTCAGTCGGCAAAAGACTCCATCAGCCGAGATGGATACTGCAGAACACGACTCTCCTTTTTATACTTGTTTGTAACGAGGGGATGGTAATGCGTACTTTAGAGGGCTTCGCAACCCTCCATCCCACTAACCAACTAAATTAAATTATTATGTCAAACAGAATTAAAGTGAAGAAAGACCTACTCGACAGAGTCGAAGATGGGTTAGATTATTTTTTAGGTTTCCGTATGGAAGAACTCAAGTCAGATGATAGGTACTACCTTGAAGCTATGTTTGAGTATATGGAATACTTGGAGAAGAAAGTTAATGAATTAACTAAAACTAAATAACTATGCCTAATCACGTTTATCACAACATTTCTATTGGTAGTGAGATTACCAAAGAAAGACAAGAGATTTTAGATGCTATTGAAGAATTGGGATGTATCTGTAGATACTACAATCCAATGCCTAAAGAACTTGAAGGAACTACATCTCCACAAAGAATTGGAGATACAGAGAACTGCACTATTACAGAAGCAAAGTCTGCCGAACTTAAACACAAGTACGGACACGACAATTGGTACGATTGGTGCAATGATAATTGGGGTACAAAGTGGGGATGCTACGAATTTGAGAAAGATGATGACCAACTTCGTTTTACTACTGCTTGGTCTCCAATGGATGAACTAATCATCAAGCAAATGGCTCAAGACTTTCCTAATATGTTTTGGACTTTCGAGGAAGAGACAGGATGGGGGGCTGAAATATCCATTGAAGGAGGAGACTTTATAGATGTTGTACAATATGATGAACCTACTTGGAGTGGAGAAGAAGAAATAGATTGTGGAGGAAGACTTCCAACAACACTAACTAAATTAGCACACCATCATCCAAACTTTGATGATGGCATCGGATGGTATGTCGATTGGAGCAAGGAATTTGCTGGAAAAACATTAGAAGAAGCTAAGGAATATGTTCTTAAAAACTGCTATCTATGAAAAGGAGTATAAGAAAAATCATATTATGGCGTAAAGTATTAATGGAGAAACTCAAGCCGTTCCCCAACAAACGATTAATACAAAAACTACAACAATTAATAGATAAGTTATGAATATATCAGATGCTATTACATTAATAGTGTGCATACTTGGTATTGCGTACACTTCTTTATATCTTTACTTTGACTATAGAGTACAAGTAAGACAGAAAGAATTTGAAGAACGAGTAGATAATTTTAAAAAAAATGAAGATGAACAGAAATAGTAGTAACAATACCTACACAAATGTTGTGAAGGATGAAACCAAAATTAAAGAAAACTTAGCAAGATTTCTTCATTCGTTGGGGTACTCTAAAGAGGGTATCGCAACGATGATGGAACTAAGTATAAGTAGAATTAACGAATATTTAAAGTAAGATGAAAAAAACAGATGAACTAATTAAGGAGGTAGCAAGAGAAGTAGTAATGTTGCTACTTGAAAAGAACAAAGCATATGGCGATACTGCCAATGATCCTCCAAAAATATTTTCAAAGCTTTCAGCGAAGGAAGGAATACTTGCACGAATAGATGATAAGCTAAGTAGAATCAAGACAATGGGACTCAACGATAAAACAGAGGATACAATGTTAGATCTAATTGGCTACCTCATACTATATAGGGTGCAATGCAGAAAGGAAGAAAATAAAAAAGTATAAACAAGTCTTGCTAAAGTTATATTAAAATTGTACATTAGCAGACTAATCAAATTTAATTAAATGAAAAAGGAAATATTCGATAAATATGCATTGGCTATTGCTAAGCAATTCCATTTATCTCTTGATCAAATGTTTGATAAAACACGAAGAAGAGATTGTGTAGATGCCAGGCAAATGCTTTACTATCTGTGTATGGAAAGACCTATTAGAATATCTTATATTCAGAGGTTTATGGAGGAGAATGGGCATTCAGTTACCCATTCAACTATCATACATGGATACAAGAAAGCTAAGGAACTGATAGATAGTGATACTGACTTCAAGGAACTAATATCAGACATTACAAATGCATAGTCTTACAGATTTATACAACGAAGCTTCTGATGATTTGGGCACCATACAAACCATTGACTACCACAAGGAATCATTTATTAAGTTAGGAGTAATGCTTAACAAGTATCCTAACAAAATTGAACTTATCAATACCACTAAAGGTGGAGATTACTTCAAAGAATTTACAGATGAGGAACTGATTGTTCTTACAAAGAATGGTTGGAAGAGAGGAGTCATACTACTTTCTATGATGAACTACAAAAGAAAGCTTCTTATGATTGAAAACAGAATACAAGATGAGATGAATACTCGAAAGAATGATAAGTACATCAAGAGTCTTAAAATATCAAGAGAGAAAACACTTAAAAAGTATTCTGCAAAACAAAAATTATTAAACAAATTAGATAAAAATGGATAAAAATTATTTTAAAAAGTTATCTTCTATTGAAATTAAAGATTTAATAGAGAAGAAAGGAAAGTTTAGCTACTTGTCTTGGGCAAGTGCTTGGAGTTTAATTAAAGAGCAATACCCTACTGCTCAAAGAATTGTTTACGAAAGTGAGCATACTGGATTGAACTTTTTTAGTGATGGAACTACGGCTTATGTAAAGGTAGGAATTGTTATTGATGCCATTGAACATATTGATTATCTTCCAATTATGGATTACAGAAATCAATCTATTAAGTTGGATAAGATTACATCAATGGATGTCAATACTGCAATTCAAAGGTCTACTGCTAAAGCTATAGCTATGCACGGATTAGGATTAAGTTTGTGGATAGGCGAAGACCTCAACAAAACTATATCGGAGCCAACTCCAGTGAAAGCTAAGTCAAAAGCTAAGTCAAAGACTCTAAAAACAATAGAATTGAACATAGATGATTCTAACTGGAATAAGGTTATCAAGTATATAGTAGATAATAAAGAGTTAGGCTTACCTAAAATTGTCAAGAACCTTGAGGTTAAATATAACATTAAGGCATCTGTTAAGAAAGAACTTTCAAAACACATATAATGAAAGAGCATTTAGAAAAGCTACGGCTTGATGAACATTATTATGGAGAGTATGGAAGGCAATGGCTTTCCAACTCTGACATAATAACTTTACTTAACAACCCAAAAGAATTTGGGGGTCAGAAGGAGATGACAAAGGCAATGCTAATAGGAAGATACTTCCATACTGCAATGCTTGAGCCACACAAGGTTCATACAGATGAATACAACTGCGTAGATGTTTCAAGTAGAAACACCAAGAAATACAAAGATGTATTAAAAAGTTATGGACTACCTCTTATGATGCTTAGTAAAGAAAAACAAGCCGTTGATAAGGCTATGAAAACAATGAAGAACAACCTTGAGTTTTATGATGCTATATATGATGATAGTAATGAGTATGAGGTTCCAGCAGTACAAGAAATTATGGG